AATATCCGGAGTAAATTTACCAACAAATAAATACCTAGCATCAGACGGAGTAACTATAAACAGTGATGCAGCAGGAATTTCCTTTTCAGGATCTCTCCCTATATCATTTTCTGGATCATTTTATAACGCAGGAGGAGATAATATTGCTGGATCAAATCCAATAACATTCTTTCAAGATATTATTGCAACATCTTTAAATGTACAAGGAGTTGTAGGTGCAAGTTATACTACAGCATTAGCGTTACTATCAAATAAAGATGATTACCAATTTAACATTATAACTACACCAGGGTTACTTGCTACAAATACAACAACAAGTGCAAATACAGTAATTAACTCAGTTATTTCTCTAGCAGAAAGTAGAGGAGATTGTATTGCAGTTGTAGACTTAGTACCAACAGGTTCTTCAATAGGACAGATAGTTTCAACAGCAACAGGCTTTAATAGCTCTTATGTAGCAACTTACTGGCCATGGGTACAGATAAGATCAGCTGCAGGTACAAATGAATGGGTACCAGCAGGAACATTGGTACCAGGTATATATGCATTTACAGATGCAGTTGCAGCACCATGGTTTGCACCAGCAGGACTAGTAAGAGGAGGTATTCCAGGAGTAATTTCAGCAGAGAGAAAATTAACTAAAGGAGAAAGAGATACTCTTTACGCAGGTAAAATCAACCCAATTGCTACATTTCCTGGATCCGGTATTGCGATATTTGGACAAAAAACATTACAAACAAAACCATCAGCTTTAGATAGAGTAAATGTTAGAAGATTGTTAATTGCCCTTAAGAAGTTTATCGGTGATCAAGCACGTAATCTAGTATTTGAACAAAATACTTTAACTACTAGAAATAGATTCTTAACGACAGTTAACCCGTACTTACAATCAGTAGTAGAGAGACAAGGTCTTTATGCTTTTAGAGTAATAATGGATGATACAAATAATACAGCAGATTCAATTGACAGAAATCAGTTAAATGGACAAATACTAATACAACCAACTAAAACAGTTGAATTTGTAGTACTTGATTTCACAATTGCACCAACTGGAGCAACATTTGCATAATAAAGTAAAAACAGATATTTATAATAAAATAAATAAGATAAAATGGCAGTATTAGATCCAAACGAAATAATGTTCAGAGCCTTTGAACCAATGGTTCAGCACAGGTTTATAATGTATATAGACAATATTCCTTCCTTCATGGTTAAGAATGTTAAGGCACCATCTTTCCAAGATGGGACAATAAAACTAGATCATATGAACTCTTACAGAAAAATAAGAGGGAAAAGAGAGTGGCAGGATATGGATATGACTTTATATTCACCAGTAACACCTTCAGGAGCACAAGCAGTAATGGAATGGGCTCGTCTAGGGTATGAATCAGTAACAGGAAGAGCAGGATACTCAGATTTCTATAAAAAAGATATAACTCTTAATATATTAGGTCCTGTAGGAGACATCGTAGGAGAGTGGATTATTAAAGGAGCTTACCTAACAAAAGGAGACTTTGGACAATTCGATTGGACTTCTGCTGACGGAATCGTAGAGATAGGAATTACAGTAGCAATGGATTTTTGTATCCTGAATTACTAGTCCAACACAAATAAAAGTAACAAGCCTGGCAAGTCCAGGCTTTGTTGTTTTAAGAAAGTTTTATTCGTATATTTATATATAGAACAAGTTATTAACTAATAAAATTTATGGAACAAAAATTTAAAATACCAACAGAAATGGTAGAACTTCCTTCAAAAGGACTACTTTATTCAAAAGATTCTCCGCTATCATCTGGAAAAATTGAGATGAAATATATGACTGCTAAAGAAGAGGATATCTTAACAAATGCAAATTATATAAAACAAGGAGTAGTTATAGATAAACTACTAAAATCATTAATAATCTCAGAGGTTAATTATGATGATATATTAGTAGGAGATAAAAATGCTATGATGATTGCAGCACGTATCTTAGCTTACGGGAAAGAGTATGAGTTTGAATACGACGGAGTTAAGCAAGTAGTCGACTTAAGTAAGATAGAACCAAAACCTCTTTCTCTAGAATTAGAAAAAGCAACAGAAAATGAATTTTCATTTACTCTTCCGAGTACAGGAAACACAATTACATTTAGACTACTAACTCACGGAGAAGATATAAAAATTGATCAAGAAGTAAAAGGGTTACAGAAGATAAGTAAAGATATCGGAAGTGATATTACAGTTAGACTTTCACATTTAGTTACATCTATTAATGGAGATAGAGATCAAAAAAGTATTAGAGACTTCGTAAACAATTACTTTCTTGCAAGAGATGCTAGAGAATTTAGAAAATACTACGGTAGCCTTAACCCAGATCTAGACCTAACAACTACACTAACGAATTCAACCGGCGATGAGGAGGACGTCGACCTACCGATAGGACTTAACTTTTTTTGGCCTGACGCCCGAGTATAGATTATCAGTATTTACACAAATACACGATATAGTTTTTCATGGAAACGGAGGATACGATTGGGATACTGTATATAATATGCCTCTTTGGTTGAGAAGATTTATATTTAATAAATTACACGAATATTATAAAGAAAAAGAAAACAATAGTACAGATAGGACAATACAGCAAGGAGTTAAAAATGCTTTAATAGAAAGACAATTAAACGAATCTACGTATACTACAAAGGCATCAAAAAAATGATGCCTTTACCTATTTATAAGTAAACCCCACAGAATAAATGGCAGCTAATAAAAGCACAGTTTCAGCAGCAGATTTAAAAAGCTTAAAAGACTTTAATAAAGAAGCCTCTAGTTTAACCACTGTACTCAAGGAACTAGCAGATGCATTGGGTAAAAATGCAAAAGAAGCTGCTAAATTTACAGGAGAATCTGCATCTGCGTATGAAACCTCTTTTTCAAATGCTGTTAATTCAGCAAAAGAGCTAGCAGGATATACTTCAAAGCAGTTAACAGATAAGAAAACTGAAGCAGAATTTGATAAAAAAGTCTTAAAGATAAAACAAGATCAAGCTAGAGTACAGTCTAAAATCGCAGAGCTCGAAGATAAAAAAGCTACTGCCTCTAAAGCAGAGCAGGAATATATCGAAAAGACTCTTAAGATTCTTCAAAATGTAGACGATACAATACAGGATCAATTAGAACATTCAAGTAAATTAAAAAAGAATTTCGAAGAAATTTCTAAAGTAGACGTTTTTTTACCGTTTAAGCAGATAGTCGAGAAGATTCCTATACTAAGTAGTGCACTACCTAAGCTTACGGATGCAAGTAAGAAATTTAGAGATAGTCTAGCTGAAGGAAATAGTAAGATGAAATCTTTAGGGGTAGGAGCTAAATCACTTGCATCAGGTTTAGGAGAATTAGCATTAGGAGCAGTAGTAGGAAAAGCAGTTGATGAGTTTGTTATCCTAGATGAAAGAATGGTGAGTATGCAGAGAAACTTAGGAGTAACTAGATTAGAGGCTCTTAAGATGAACGATGCAATGATAGATGCTTCCCTCAAAGATCCAAATAAACTTTTCTTTAACTCAGAAAGATTTCAAGAAGCACAAGAAGAAATAAATAAAACATTAGGAAGTAATGGTGCTATTTCTGCTGACATGGCAGAAAACTTTGCAGCTTTACATCATCAAATGGGACTTAGTACAGAAGAAGCTACAAAATTTAGTTTAACTTCTATGACTATGGGTAAGAATGCTAAAGATTATACAGCAAGCATTACCGTTCAAACTAAGTTATTAAATGGTCAGAAAAGACTCCAAATAGATAATAGAGAGATCATAAAAGGAGTAGCAAACACTTCTTCACGAGTTCAACTAAGTTTCAAATCCTCAGGACAAAATCTAGCACAAGCAGTATACCAAGCAAAAGCATTAGGATTAAATATGTCTCAAGTTGAAAAAACAGCAGATGGTTTATTAGATTTCGAATCATCTATTGCAGCTGAACTAGAAGCAGAATTATTATCAGGAAAAGAATATAATCTAGAAAAAGCAAGAGGATATGCATTATCTAATAATATGGCTGGACTTGCTACTGAGTTAGGAAAGCAACATATTACAGCAGCATCATTTGGCAAAATGAACAGACTTGAGCAGGAAGCTACTGCTAAAATGTTAGGAATGCAAGCAGATGAATTAGGAGATTCATTAGTACTGCGGGAGCAATTAAAAACAGTTTCAAAAGAATCTGGATACAGAGATGCGCAGTCCTTGGAAGATCTTCAAAAACAGGTAGCTATGAGAGCTCGTATGAAGGATTCTAAAGGAAATGAAATAGGGATGGATAAAGCTTTGGCTGAAATTGGAGATGAGAAGTTAAGAAATCAAGTTGATGCAAATACTTTTGCAGAAAGAGCGATGCTCGAACAGAAAAAAGCAACTGAACAAATGCTTAAATTAATGGGTCCAGAGAAACTAGAGAAAGCAATGAATGCGGTAGATGAGACTATTAAACACTTAATCACTGCAATCCAAGTATTAGCAGCGATACAATTAGCTAGAACTGTTGGAGGTATAATCAAAGATGCAGGTGGATTCCTTAAATCATTCAAAAGCGTAAAATTACCCACCACAGCCGCACCAACTACTGCAGCATCAACAGGACCAAAAATTAGACCTAACTCAGTAGGATCTGCCGGAACTAGCGGTGCTGCGAAGAGTGGAGGGTTTATGGGAAAAGTAGGAAATTTCTTTGGGGGTATTAAAAATACTCTTGCAAATACTTCAGTAGGAAAAGCTGTAGGAGGAGTAGCATCAAAAATAGGAGGAGTAGCGTCAAAAGTAGGAGGCGCTGTTGGAAA